CATCCGATAAAACTGTAACAGTGTCATTAAAGTTACCACTCATCGAGCGAACTACGAGTCGCCCAGCTTCATTAAGAGCAGCATAAACAGGATTATTGCCGCCAAGAACAGTAGAGTAAAGACTATAAACATAATCAGGTAGAGAAGAAGTTAGTTGTACCCGCCCGGCGATTAGTGAGATGGCACCATTTTCCTCTTGTGTCAAATTGTCCATTCGCACAAGTCCAGTTGGATCTCCATTAACTGCATCAGCAGAAGGGGTCCAGCCAAGCGGATAACTAAGATGTGTGAGATTCACAACTAACCTACTTTATCCCCAAGAGTCACAGTGCTTGATACATGAACTCCAATAGGTGTAGGAGTATCTAAAGGTTGAAATAAAGATTCCATTTCTATACCCCCTTCATTATGATACATATACCATATCACATATTGTTTTTGATTAGGAGTAAGAGACAACCAAACATCATAAGGTATAGCAATGTAAGTCCAACGAGCATGAGGCGGTGCAGTATAGAAACCCAATTTATCGATAACTTTAATTGTAAGGGCAATGGGATCTCCTATAAGTTTAGCCGTATAGAAAGTCTGAGTTCCAGAAGTAAAAGCATCTCCTTGTACATAATCCGTACCAAGTGCCAATCCTCCTTCTGATGCCATTTCCATTATCATAGCAGTAGGATTATTGTTCCTATCAGTACGGAACGTCATTGAGGTATCTCCTTAAATAATCAATAAAGTCAGTTAATACCAAAAGCTGGGGCGGCCCATCAGATAAGGCCAGTACATCTGCTACAGAAACTTGTTTGTTAGTAATTAAATTAACTGCTACACTATCACTTAAACTTAAACTGTCGGATGCTACAATAGCTGTATTAGCTAAATACAACTGGACATTATCGGAAAGACTAAGAGTGTCTCCTATGAAATTAAAACCAAAAGTTATATCAAGTGAATGAAAATCTGTTAGAAGTAAACTATCAGATATACTAAGTCCGAGAATGGGGGCCGCAAAATGTACTGCATCAGATAGATTTAATGTATCAGATTCTGAAATAAAACATTGTGCTGATTTGGTTGTAGAATCTGATAAATTAAGGGTATCAGAAAAAGTAAATAAATTTCCTAAGAGCAACCCTACACTATCAGAAAGTGTTAGTGTATCTGCAAAACTAAATTGTAGTAATCCAGTCCCAATGTTAACATCAAGGGAATCAGAAAGAACAAGAGTATCACTGAAGAGTGCCCCGTAATCTGCTTCACTTCCAAGAGCATCTGCAAGAGTGAGAGTTTCATTAAATGAAATCCCTAAACCAACTACAACAGTAATAGAGTCACTTAGACTTAATGTATCTGTCAGGCCAAGAGAAATCGTCGGACCGCCAAAAGTAACAGTATCAGTAAGTGTAATTGTATCACTGATTGATATAAGTAAATTAAGTGTGACAGCATCTAAATTATCTAGTAAATTAAGTGTATCCCCCGCCGCAGTCCCTACATCACCTGTATTGAGTCCTAGAACTATAGTCTCACTATCAGATAGGCTCAATCCTTCAAGCGGGATGGAAACTTGATTACCTAAAACTACAGTCGCAGAATCTTTTAGACTAAATACATCTAATGTATCTTGTTGCGATTCTGTTAGTAATGTAGGCAACTAGACACCATACCAAAGGGGATCTTGAATTGATACAGAAAGGGCTACTGTAGAGGTTCCTTTAGGATCAAGTGGGCCAGGAGATGCATAACCAGTTCCACCAACAGTTAACACACCTGGAAATCCCAATCCCGCAAGTGCTCCTCCCCCACCAGCAGTTGAATTTAATGCAAAATTATTACTTGCTCCAGCTACAGTAGGATCAGCAGTTAGAACTATATCATTTAAACCTGCTTGATAATTTGTAGTGGTTGCATATCCATTATAATTATTTTCCATTGCTCCAATTGTTAGAGCACCTAGACAATCTATATCTTTTCCAGTATTTCCATAACTAATACAATTTTCAAAAATAATTGGAGTTACGATCGGGTTATTAAATCGAAAACCATCCCTACCATTAGTATAAGCTAAACAATGATCTAATATTAATCCCCCTGTATTAGATCCCATACCTGCTCCAGATGTAGTTCCTCCAAACCCATCAGAAGTAGATCCTGTGTTATTAGCAGAGATACACCGAACTAATATTGCACAGGCTCCGGTAAAACCAGAACATGAATTTGCATATGCGATACAATCAGTTGCATAGTTTGGACCATTTGATTGTTCCATTCTGAATGCAGATCCAGAGGTAGAACCACAAGCTGTTACAATACATTGAAAAGCTTGATTCCCATTATTATTGAATGAAATTCCACCATTCGTACAATTTTTAACTAGAAAATTCTTAATACAAGCACCTTGACCTTCAACAGTCATCCCAGATAATCCTGCTTTACTATTCCCATCTACAATGAAATTCCGATAAATAACTCCCGTATTAGGGTTTAAAGTCATTAATGGATTTGGACCGCTTGAAGATGCTTGTATCGTTACTTGTCCGTTATCCCCACGAGTTGTTGTATATCCGTTAATTTGTGTAGGTTGTAATAGGCCAGAGCTACCATTAGGGCTTAAAGTAATGGTAGATGTAATAGAAACTGTTGCTTCCGCTTTTACCCATACTACCTGACCAGTTGTATTCATGTTAGTACTGGTTAAAATAGTATTTACTTGGCCGAGAGTCTTGAGTGCTCCACCAATATTCATTGTTACTAGAGTAGCGGCGGCCCCAGGAGAGCGATCTAGGTTGATTTGTGTGGCACTTACATAAGTAGCTTTATACCATCCTGTAGTTACTGTACCTCCAGTTCCACCTGTGAGATAAATAAAATTACCTGTAATTGCAGAAGTAAAGGCCGCAGTAGATGAAGTACAAGTAAAAGATCCTGTAGTAGTGGTAGTTAAATCTGTTGTAGATAAATTATTTGTTGTACTTTGACAATTAGTTCCACCAGAGGAATTTTTGTTATTAAATACAGACATGTCTGTACCGGCAGCAGCAGAATCAAACCCACCACCATTTGTATCAGTACCATTAGTAACTCGAACTTCCCAAACACCAGTTCCTGGAAGACTCATGCTGCTACCTTCTTCATTACTCTATCTATTTCACTCTGACAAGCTTCTGGTACTGCAATCACTTTATCAAATTGTTCAGCATCGAAAGGAAGTGACTCATAAGATACTCTGTAGTCAAATCCTTCTTCCGGGCCGGCCGTGGTAATATCATAATCAATAAGATCATCAATCATACTTACATCACGCTTACCAAGAACAAGGCACTTCTTTTCTTTAAGACTTACTTTCCTTCTCATTGGGAGAGAATCAGGTGGCAGACTGTAGACTCTTCCTGTGTAGATGTCAAAATGCTCACACATCACAAAAGAGTCACACATTACCTTCCAAGATGTTTCCTTTAGTTTATTAAAGAAATATAGATCCTCTGTCCAAGACTCTGCATTGTTAATACCATCAAGAAACTGGTCTGTCTCGACTGTTTTGAAAAACGGGTCAGCTAAGTCAGCCAGACATGCCACTCGTATCAAAGTACAATCCATGCCCAAACCAGTTACTTCAAAATACTCCCCTATTTTCCAATCCCAATAACTACCAAACCCATTACCCCGAAATACCAAAGGAGCAGGAGGATCACATTTGGCACAATACACACCACCAACCACCCCCAATGTCGGATCTTGCTCCATGCGAAAGATGAGTTGTCGAAGAGTATATCCAGGACATACAACATCATCACCAAGAAAAAATAGATATTTAGCCCCAGCCTCAATTGCGTATTTAGCCATATTATTTCGTGCGACATCAATGGCCTGCCCTTCTGTGATTTGAAATACACAATTATAATTAATAGGAGGAGTCATACTTTTGAGCGCCATTGCCCACTTGAGATTCACGGGCCGCCCAAGAGTTGGGATTCCTACTACAATGCCTGGACCAGAATTATGAGGGATTTTAATCATGTTTTTCTTTTAACAACTTCATGAATAGTATCTAGTTTCTCACAAATATTATCAAATTTTAATTCATCTTGAGCACAATGAACTGCAAGAGTACGATCTGTCTGAGATATCTGTTTTGATAAATCTTCTTTTACTTTTGCTTGAGCCAGTTTTATCATCAAGGTTATTACAAATCCTACAAACGAAAATGCTGCTGTAGAGTATTCAATTAATTCCTTAAAGTCCACTTGACCTCTTTGTTACATCTGTTTTTACTTGAAGTGTTTCTGCTGCATCCATTTTACCTTCTAGTACACCCCTAGCATGTTCGGCCGTTCCAGTAACCTCAAGAAGTTTATCCATCTTGGCATTAGTAGTATCTGTAAGAGTTTGCATCTTGACATTCATTTCATCATGATTTATACCCTGTCTATACCTGATAATAAATGCCAAGATTGTACTAATTATACCCGGTATAGCCGCAACTATAGCCAATGCAGTTGTATCACTCATTGGCTATTAACCGGAAATAGTATAAGAAATATTCAGTGTATTTGAAGTGGCTTTTACAAAGCTTGTGAAGGTGGCATGAGCAAGCATTGTGCCAGAGGCGGAAGAATTAAAAAGTCCCACTTCTGCCAGAGTGGTGTTACCCTGAGCAGTACTAAAACTTGTCTGTGCTTGCCAAGAAGGAGGATTATTAGTAAGACCAGTCGTTACAAAAGTACCAATAGCTAGTCTTAGAGACTCTCCACCAAGTGCAGTATCAGCCGTAGTTGGGGCTGTTGTCACTGATCCTATGGCACAATAACCAATAACTTGGGTAGTGTTATTTACACTTTCAAGTTGTCCTAAGACCCATGAGCGACCTACTGTGACAACTGTATTTTCTACACATCTTTTTTCAAGGATCTTTCCATCTGGATCAAGCAGATGAATTTGTAATGCTCCACGAAGTTTGATACCATCGTAAAACTGCTGCTGTTGAGTTTCCATCTAGAACCTTTCCATTTCAAAGTTACTTGGTAAAATTGGTTTCGGGTACTTAAAGGCATCTATAGAGAGAAGCCCATCATCAACGGCGTACTTCTTACCTACAAAGCATCCGTCATTAATAAGACGAAATTGTTCAATAAGAAAATTATATTTATTCATGTAAAAGCTGGCGGCCTTCAGGAATTGTCCTGATCCCTCTGCACTAAATGCTTTCCAGAGACACCAAGCTTTCTGTGTACGCCTAAGAATGTAGGAAGGAATGCACAACACAGGATTGGAATTAGTAATATCTGGCTCCCGATAATAGTCAATAATACAAGAAGGAGTGTTAACTTGTGGTGCATATACGTTAGGTTCTCCTGTTGATGTAAATGTTTCACCAGGTGTTGGGTAAAGTCTTATATCCCAAGGATTAGTTGGGTGCATTGCATAGTATAGAGGACGACCAAAAGATGATTCTACATTACTTGAATTATTGGGGCTTACAAAAACTGTGGCCGGTGTCACCATTGTTAATTCTTCCCAATTGAGGGGATCAAGACTTCTTCCTCTCCAAGTAACTCTACGAAGTGTCCTTACATAAGATGGTAAAGTAATAACACTTGTACCACCTACTGTTGCTATACATTCACGTGCAAATATGCAATTTATATCAATAGCTATCTGGCCAATAGCATCTTGTTCGAGTTGAGTAAGAAAAGAATTGGACCAGATAGGCATTATCGTAAAGACATCATTCTATCACGATTACGTTGATTACGCATAAGCACTCTCAACTTATCAAGTACTTGTGTATAATTTTGAAATTCTGTTTCTGCTTTAGTAAATTCCTGCGCTTGCTCCCACAAATCCATTTTGGAGTAACTCTCTAATACAAGCAAATGCTCATCAGGAATCGGTATTGTCGTTCCATCCACAAGTGTAGGTGCTTGTGCTCGATAGAAAACTATCATATTTCCATAGTTAGCTACACTCGGCTTCATATATATTGCAACATATCTGTGATTGATTGGTGCAAAATAATAAGGAGTCCCATAAGCGTTATCCCAATCAATGCGTACTTGATTAAATTTTTTAAGACTTTGCGGCCACATCCAACGATTGATAGTAGCATTATACATAGCAACGATGCCAATGTAATCTGGGAGAAGAGTAAGTAAATCATAATATGTTGTGAATTGAGTAAATGGTACTACTGCACTATTCCAAATACACCCAGAAAAAGCTGCTATCTCATCAAGACCATCTTGAAGACTTGCATTCATATCTCCAATCGTATAGTAGATGGAATTATTAAGATAATTTTGCAGGCGAACCTGCATATCAAGACGTGTGCTCATAGTCCTAAAACTACATGATATTTCAACCAATAAGAAAGTGTCCCACAAGTACCAGAACACGTAAAAGCAGTTGCTGAAGCTGTATTTAAAGTAACTGGTAAATTTACTCGTTGTGTTGATGTGAATGAAGCTGCCCCATTTGCAATGCCTTCACATATAGTATTTACAGTAGCAAGAATAGTCGCGGCGGTACAAGCTGGGCTTTGAACTATATTTCCACCTACACCATTATAGTATAATCCCCACGTCGTTCCTGCTGCATAAGCTGTAGCAGTTGGAATCACTTCAAAGACAACCATATCAGGAATAATAGTTGTACCTGAACCCTGGGCCGCTACAATAGTTACTGGTGTAACATCCATTGCTAAAATCTGTGCTTGTGTAATAGCAGGATTTGTACATCCAGCAGGGCATCCAGAAACTTCATAGTCAACAAATGCTATGTCTAATGCAGTTCCTGAAGTGAAAGTTTGTAGGGCAGTGAAAGTATTCGTCTGAGTTGGTAAACTGGATATGTAATTTGGACTTTGCCAGCATTTAAGCTGGATATTAACTTGTCCAGTACCAGATGTTCCACTCAAGGTTACTCTTATAAATGGATTATAACCAGTAACAGTATAAAGAGATGTGGTAGTAGAAGTAGATGGATTAGATCCTGCTACTGTAGTTCCAACAAAATTTACCCAGGTAGTTCCGTTAACTGAACTTTGTAATGCCATTGTAAGTCCAGAAAATCCCTGGTTATCAAATGACATTGCCCATGCCAGGCACCCCATTGTTTGATTAGTAATAACTGTAGTGCTACCATTAGCTGGCAACGAATATTGTTGTGACAACTGTTGAGCACTAACTAAACTACTTAACAAGAACAACAATTTTGTCAATGTCATTTTGTAACACATCCTCATAGGACATCTGTGGTATTGTCTTTACGCATTTAATAATGGTGTTAAAACATTCTGGCTGCTCTTGTGCTACATTAATATCTTTAAATCCAGCTTCAATCAAATCTACTTTTACAGCCTCAGTTTCCATTGGAACTACATGAAAATCATAGATATTTTCCTGGCGTCCGTAAAGTACATCAGTCCAGAACTCTCGACTTCCCTTATAATTTTCAAGCCAGTACTGGGCGACAATGCGGAACTCTGGGAAGGACATGTAGAATCGTCCTTTGGGTTTAAGAACTCTATGAATTTCTTTAAAGAGTCTTCTATGATAGAACTTTTGTATATGTTCGATTGAGTGAAAAAGAAGGACTTCATCTTGACTCTCAGCATCTAATGGGAAAACTTCCCGAACATCAAAACAAAGATCAGGTTCGAACTCTTTGTTCAAATCTACGTTCACGTAGTCTTTTAATTTATTACGACCACAACAAAGGTTAAGGGAGGACATTATGTACCATCTCCTTATATAGTTCGTTGCGGTCACCTTTAGTAGTTTGCTTTTCTTCCTCGTTCCTATATTGTGCTTTATAGTACTTTGTGTATTCTTCTCGATTCCAGGGTGCAATTACTTCTGGCCCCATGATATGGGCAGTCTCAATTCCACAATCTACTATAATGGAACAATCGGGGACAGTATCTTTGGCCTTAACACAGAAGTAGATGTCTTCCGTATTATACGGGCCGGTCACAAAATAAGGAGGCCGGATTTTCTTTAAAAGAGAACATTTAATAAGAGCACAAGAAAATCCAACTGCATCCACATCCACAATTCCGGGGCCGCGCTCGACTTCGTAATTTCTTAGATTTTTACTTTCATCCAGTTTGAAAAACATGTTGTCGAAGGGCCAACCACGAATAATAGTCCAACCTGCAACTATATCAACATCTCTTTCAATCATCTGCTCTATGCAACCAATAGGTACGATAACATCGTCATCAATAAACATGAGATAATCACACTCAAATTCAAGTGCGATCTTTGCAGAAGCATTTCTCATACGGTCTATTGACATACGACGTGGAGTGTTAATAAGAACAGTCCAATCTGGATGACGTTTTCCAAGATTATAAAAGAGTTGTAGATGATTAGCATAAGCTATCTGTTCTACAGAAGTAAGACAATTGATACCAATTAGAATTTTCATATAAAAGAAGGGAGGCTCTTTTGAGTCCCTCCCACAGAATTAAAGGAGTGACGTATGGAACCTAGAGAATACGAACAAAAGCAGCTACACTTAAAGTCAATGCTGTGTTAGCAGCTTGAACAGTAGAAGCTTGTGTAGTTGCACTCGCAATACTTGTACCACCTAGAATAAGTGGGGCAAGAAATTGAGTGAAAGCGGAGGGACTAGCGGCCGTGGAAACACTTGCAAATGACTGAATTGCATTTGTAGTAAATCCATTAGCTAGAGATTCTGCATAAAGACCAATAATACCAGCACTTCCATTAATTGCAGCATAAGAAGGCCAAGTAGAGTTAGTGCTTGCCCTAGTAGCTAAAGTAAGTTGTACATTTGGACAATATCCAAAAGCCTGAACTTCACCGTAACCATTAACTGGGATTCCAGCAGAACTCGGAGGAGACACAACTACTCCATAGAGCAACGCTTGGGCCGTTACACCAGAAAAGTTAGTTTGTGCATTAATGTATCCCACTACATCTAATCCAGGGTTTGTTATGGAAGTAGATGTAAATGGAAAGTTAAGAATAGCAGCTTGACCAGGTGTCAGTGCTACTGTATCTGCATTACGAACTACAAGACAAATATCGTCTCTTTTATTACCAACAGCTTTAAAACGCATAGATTTATCTCTCTATATCTCCCGTATTTATCTCTACGGGGTCGTCAAAGTTCTGGCCACACCACCGATTATACCTTGTTTACGACGATTATCACAAGTAAGATTTCCCATCCATGCAACATGTCCTACTCGTGAATCACCATTAACAGGCTTAAACATGGTTTTGCCATTATCGTCTTCAAGCATTTTAAAGTCGGAATCTTCCTCATAAACCATCTTGAAGAACTCAGGGTTGATAAAATATCCAGTACCATTTGTAAGAGAAGAAGGTTGTCCAGCGCCACCCTGAAGTGTAGGAATGATAGAGTTCTTTACATCAGGAACTTTATCATCCATGACGAAATGTGCCCCTTTGTACTTGATATTTTCAAAAGGATACGCTTCATCTACACGATCTTCAGTGTAACGATATTTTTGATAGACGGCATGAACCATAAGTTCATAAGTAGTTTCATCCATCAGAACAAGTTTCACTTTGCCACCAGTACCAAGACTCGCTCTGTTGAAAATCTGATCTACTTCCAACAAGAAAGCATCATACCCGGCGGCCGCAGAAGTAAGAGTTTTGTTCTGCCACCAAGTATTTGTACTCTGTGCGATATTACCAACAGTGAGAGAAGCAGTAGGAGAATAAGCAATAAGTTCACTAATAGGTTCAATGGAACTAGAACCATTAACTGTACTTACATAAGGAGCTGTTAATGCCCCACCCTGACTTGCGGCCCCCCACATGAGACTTTGTGCGAAAAACTCCTGAAGTCCCATTTCTGCTTGTTTGATTCGTGATCTTACCAAATCAACAAGTTTCTGCTTGTTCTGTTTTACTTCTTTCATCGAATATGCAATAGCAGCAGCACACTGGCGCCACTGATAAATAGCATCAGTGATTCCATCAACCGGAACAGTTGAGAGTTCATCATACCCGTCGTAACTATCGGCTGTTTGCAAAGCATACATTAGTGGAATTTGAATATATGTTCCACCATCTTGACCTTCATAAAGGTCTTTTCGGAGAATTTCAAAAAAGAATGCGTTAGTTGCCCCAATGTTGTCAATTAGCTCTTTGCGATAAGCAGCGAGACTAAGACCGAAAAGTGAATCTAAATTAGTTGTTACCTGTGAGGGAGCCGATGCGTTCCCAAAAGTGACACTCATATTTTACTTTCTCTGTTTAGCTAGTTGTTCAAGAGCAAGATTAACTGCTCCTTTAAGACCAATTGGCTTATTTGGTATCCAACTTTTATCATCCCCACTTCCAGTTGTTGTCCGAAGTCGGGACGGTAAATCATTGGCATTCCGTCGGATTCGATCTGCCACTACTCGTGTATTAGAGAGCTGTGTCCCTTTGCCATTTGAGGCAATTTGATATAAGTAGCGTATATATTGATCGACGGTCAATTCAGGAGCGGGCGAAATTTGCGTTGCAATTTCTGCCATCCTTGCTTCGAGTCTTTTAGACTCACCCTTAGTTTCTTTACTAAGTCTTTCATAAGCCACAACAACTTGAGATTCCACCCTCTGAATCTCTATTTGTTGAAACTTTTCTTGCTGTTCCTCACGTTCTTGCTCAAACACAGCTTCAATAGCTGGTCCGAGTTGATCCGCAAGAAACTTCATATTCTCAGGAAGTGAATCCTTGAGAATTTCTTTTACAGCTTTTTTAGCTGTGGCCACTTCCGTTTTTGTTTCGGGAGTGTTTTTACCAAGAAGTCCGGCTTGTTGTGCAAGTGCTGCAAGCACTGCTGGCCCGGCTTTTGGATCTTTTAGAGCTTTGTAGAGTCTGAGAGCTTCATCTTTAGAAGCTTCATCAAGTTCTTCCTCTTGAGAGGCGTCAGATTCCTGGCTTTCTTCATCAGACTCGACTTCTTCTTGCTCTTCTTCAGTATCGTCAGTACCAATTTCTGGAGCTAAAGTCTTCCCAGGTTTGGTTTCTTTAGCCTTATCTGCTTCTTTAGTTAGTTCTGTCGCTGCATCAGCAATTGCTTCTTCAAGGCTTGGCATTAGGAGACTCTTTCATAAGAATATTTTTCTCGAATGTATAAATTAAAGTACCGTCCTTGACTACCTGAATCGGCGAAGTCAACAAAAACATCGAGGGGAACATCTCGATAGACATAAGTACCTCGTTGTTGAAATTCAATTGTAAGCACTTGCGTTTCTGGCTCATAATCTACATTCGCTACACATCTGGACTCATTGATATGGAATTTGCGTTTAGAACTTATTAATCTACTTATAGTAAGTGATCTATTAGCTAGATCCTTTTCGTCTTGTGTAATCTTACTTAATTGCGACATTAAGTTTTAGTTGACCTTTTTGGCCACATTTCCAACACACAACTTGAGAAGGTATATTCTTCTCTGGATCTATGTTGTGGTTTTGCCCACATTTACAAGTATAAAGTTGTTTCATTGTACTGGGCCACCTGCAACTTGTGGAAGTTGATTAGTTAGTTGATTTCGTATTTGCTCGGCCCCAGGAGGAGTTGCTTGTTGAGTAATTTGTTGTCCAGCCGGTCCGGGTTGTGGCATTTGTGGTGGAGCCGGATTAGCTGCTTGCTTCAATTGATTCATTCTTGCCAATTCCATCAATAAGGCCATCTGCTGAAATTCTGCTATTGCTTTTTCATTTCTGTAACCAATACGATATGCAATCTCGCGGACGAGGTAGGGAGAAAACGCAACCATAGGAAATTGAGTGAGGACGGAAAGATATTCGAGTAACTTCTTTTTCTCATCTATCTGAGCAGTAGTCGACATAGATGTAACGTCCACATCAATCTTAAAATCATATCCATCTCTCAAATCCTCAGCAGTGATGTATCTATATAAGGGTTTATTAGGATTCACACTTCCAAGGAAACTTTCCCCTTCGGCTTGTGTGAGTTTAGCAAGAGTTTTTCCTGTAAATTTTTCACGGACGATAAGAAGTACTGCTCTACCGATGTGAGAGAACCATTTAACAACTCTATCTCTTTCCTTACCGTCTCGTATTCCTGTTCTTTGATTGACAATGTTCGCTTGAGTTGCTGTAGTTCTATCAGCAACGCCCCTGCTCTCATCCGAAGTTCCAGATATTCTATTAAGATCATCAGCACTTGTGGCGATAGATTGTTCAACAGATTGCCCAAGATCGGCATTTTCAACTGGTGTAATGCTATTTTCTCTTTTAACTTTAATGAGTGCCCCATCCGGGCCGGTTTCGAACTTTTCGATTTCTTCGTCATCAATCATTCCCTCTATGACTTGGAATTTTCTAACGAAACGACGACGGTGTGCGCGCAACATTTCTCTTGTTTCGTTGTATTCATCCTGTGGACTAAGCCAATGAAATGCTGGGGGAATGGGATAGAACCCGTTTGTGATGAGCCGTCTGTCAGGACGTAAATCGAACAAGGGTAAAAAGTCATATTTTTTCTGGAAAACCGTCACTTTTGGACTATCTAATACAAGAAGTCTCAATTCGGCTTTCAAATCCCAAATATGCCATATTTTGAGGGAATTTCTTGCATATTCGGCCGTGTCATGTCTTACTGTTTCACGATTGGATTCTTCGCTATCCGACACAGTGGCTTGTTCCACTTTGTCTCGATTCATGAGTTTTTTGAGAGCCAAGAGATCATCTTTATCTACATACTCATAGTAACCGACCCAACCACACCTATTTAAGTATTTATGATCGTTACCACCGACCCTGAACGTTTTCGCAGGAATATGTTTAAAATATACTCTTTCATTTTGAGGTATTTCAGCCGGCTCTTCAATAATTTTACGCTTAAGACGATCAGAAAGTCTGACATCAGTATCTTTCCCTAAAAGTGGTTTTGGGGCATTTGGATTCTCAATCCAATCTGCTGCATATCCCACTTCAATCATACCAAATCTGAAGAAGGAATCTTTATAAGCTTGTTCAACTTCTTCACTAAAGTTGTTCTCCGGGTCTTGAGTAATGGTGTTTAACAAATCTTCTTTAAGTTGTGCCGAATGGGCCGCCGTAGCAATGTCATCTTCATTACCCACTCTTGAAGCGACCAGGAAAGACGGAAAAGTGGGTATGAAATTCGCAATTTTAATTTGGATCGTTTCATACACTTTATTGATAACATAAGGGTTGTAACCTAACTGTCTCTGACTTCGCCACTGTTCACCTTCATAGTATTTATCAAGAATATCACATTTGAACAAAGATTCCCAACTTCTGTAAAACTTATCGGCAGTATCGAGGCGACGGCCCCAGATATTGTCTTCTATGGTCTGTTTAGGCATTTACCAACTTATAAACTAACTCACCACGTTGGAGTTTTTCAACTTGTTCTTGTTCAAATCTCTTTTTAGATTCTAATGTTTCTTGAAGTTGTTCTTTTGTCCATTCCACATGTGGGCAGCCAACTTCATGCCACCCATTAGATGGATGAAATCGACAATTCCAAATTATTTCAGGCACTCGCCGCCACCAAACCTTCACTTCTTCGTTTCATCATCTTGAACCATTTGATACTATTCTGTGGCACTCGTCTTTGAGGTAGAGATCGTCCACTTCCATGCATAGCTACAAAATATCGTACACAATCATATGCATGGTCGGCAACACTTTCTTCTCTATCATCACAAAAAATTTGTTTGCCGTCAATATATCCAAGAGATTTGCGGCGTTGTGACTGTAATTCATTAATGGCATAGAAGCATCCATTTGGGTATTCTGTAGACCGTTTAATGAATTGTATGTTTGTGCGTTTAAGCAACTCGTTGATGCGATTTCTCGTGGCATGTTCATTATTGTCGGCCGGAATCCAGTGCAGAGGAGGAGAATCAAGTTTTAAATCACTATACTCATCTGCAACTGTCCAGAAACCTCCATCTTTTTGTGAGGTCTTTTTAAATATTTGAGGATCTGCAAAGTTTCCACTATAAACTTCGTCATCACTTAAATCTCTGATTGCTTTTCTGTGATAACTAATCGGTTGATTGGGTGTATAATATTCACGATAGCAAATATAGGTGCCATCAATAACAGCAAACCAGAGACAACAAGTAGGTGAAGCATCCCCATGATCGAGTACTCTAAATAAATTTCCTTTTCGTTTGATCTTGTCAAGGAGTTCGTCGTTAGACTGTATAATACAGCTCGATGGAAGCGTATGAATCTGTGCATTACTAATCCCCCATTGTCCTTTTACATACTTGGCTACCCACTCTTCATCATGTTTAAGAGCTTCTGAGTAAGTCTCGGAGCTACCCAAACCAGCATCCCATTCTCCCTCTGTATAAAAGTAGTTTGCTCGTCTTTCGAGAGAGTCTGGATGATATTTTCTAAAGATATAGTGGAATTGGGTATCTGGGTTGCAGAGCAACATGTTGTAGGAAGGAGCAATTGGTTTTCCGGTTTTGGGACTTCGTGGCCAATTGTCATTTAGTAAACTTTCTGGGATTTGTGCATCATCCCACCTTCCTATACGACCGTCAAGAACATCGTAGACCTTTTCTTCAGTTTCTTCAGCTTGATCAACAAGAGAGGAGTTAATTTCTAGTCCACGCAACGTACTCTCGTCCACTTTATCAAGATGCAGCCAATAAATAACACTCTTGTTAATAAATTCCGTAAATCCATCTTGCTCATTATGTCTCGCTAAAAGTTCCCGAGGACAGATTTTGAAGAATGTTTGCATAGTTGTCTTCTTCAGATCTGCTAACGTCTGTCGTGAAATCGCCATACGGTAATTCGGGAAAGTTGTAAGGAGTGTAAATGCTTTCAAACATCCTGAATACGTCTTTCCATTATTGAATCCGCCAGAGAAGCACTGATTCCGGGCCGTGGAGAAATAAAACTCTCGCTGTGCTTTGTTAGCGAAATTTATGTTAAGTTCCAATTAATTCGTTATGCCTAGTATTGAATTTAAAATCTTCTTCAATTCTTTTCTTTATGCTTTGTGTTCTCTGCCATTCTTTTAGATAATCTATCCGTTTCTTTGGCTGTTTTGATCTAGCCAGCATTTTTAAACGATGGACTTCTCTTAATCTGCTTTTCACTGTGACTGATAAGAAATGGATATAGAATCTGCTACTGTCCAACCCATAGGAAGATTAAAGGTAATAGGTTCGCCTGTAAATATTACAAAACCAGTAGTAGCAAGAAGAAGATTCGTAGAGTTATAAGTATAAAATGCTACTCCAGTTACAGGTGTTTTGACTGTAGTATAAGTAATTGATGTGGCAGATGGCGCTAAATTAGTAAACGGAATTTGTTCAACTGTGGCCGCCGGGGAGTAGATAGTTCCCGTGAAAGTAAGAACATTACCTGTAAGAGTAAATCCAAGAGGAAGAGGAACACATAGGAAGGTAGCTCCATTCCACATTACAAATGCCGAAACTCCTGGAGTACATTTAACTTGAGGAATTGAGATAGTTGTTGGAGATTGTGCAAGTGCTGGGGGTTGAGCAAAAGAAAATGAGATTCCTAAAAAGGCACTCAATAAGGATAATTTCAAGAATCTCATATTTCTCCTAATTCGTATGTGTTACGGTAGTAACTATCGAAGGAACACCAACTGCACTTTGCTTCACAGTTTGGGCCGCCGCCAAAGTCTGAAGTATCTTACCAAAATCATCAGATGAAACAACTACACCTTTTGATTCAAGTGCAGAAATAATAGTCCCAGCCTCGATAATAATTGGGCCGGCCATAGGAACTGCGGCAATGCCAGGAATTTTAGAAGCAACTTCAATCCCAGCAAGTATATCTTTACCAATATTCTCAAGTATAGTAATAAATGACATTCTATGTTCCCACAATTCTCCAGAAATATGTTGCTCCAAATGCACCCATTGAACCAACGACGAAGTAATACTCTGTTCCACCTTGGGTGTATTTTTCGTTAGGTAGGAAAGTAGTTTCCGCAACTTCTGATGCAAAATAGAATCCATTTCCTGCATAACTTCCCACAAATGGAACTGAAGGAGTCGGAACTGTAGGAAGTGCAAAAGGAGGATAATCAGCTAAATTAATACTTACTTTAATACTTCCTGGAGGAAATGGAGGATTTGCATTATAAGAAGGTACACCAGGGTAAGAAAGTCCAGGGGCTAATGGAATCGGGGCCGCAAGTGCTGAGGGAACCCATGTATATCCATATTGTTCGCGTTCAAACATATATGTATAAGGGTCACCTGCATAAGCATCAATAGGAGCATCAATGAGAAGTCCAGAAAGTGCAAGTTGGTATGCAGTATTGTAACGAACACTTGGGTCAAGTGCTGTTCCTGGAAATCCCATATATCCAGCAAAAAGAGCTTGTACTCTAGGATCTTTAGAAAGTACGTATGCTGTATCAAAAACAGATGCTGTACTCATTGTCCCTGATAGGCAAGTTGAACTTGGGAGATAAGCTGATAAGCCTGTTGAAGTGCAGCTACAGATTCCGTATCAGTTTGAGGAATTTGCCCTTGAACAGTCTGCAAAGAACCTGCAATAGAAGAGAGTTGAGACGAAATATTCATTTATTTAACCTTTCACACGTTTTAGATTAGGATTCTTTTTCTTAGCCGCTGCACTTGCATGTCTTGTTCGTGACGCAAGAATAGCACCTGCTACTTTTTTAGAGTAACCTTCACGTTCGATGGAACCTTGAACTGATTTAAAACCTGGGTGAGATTTAGGCATATTAACTCGTGGGAGTAAAATCTACATAATATTCATGACCATTAGAAAGTTTATTAAAAGCTTGTGGGTTAGAAATATGCACTTTAAATGATGCTGATGGTGTATATTTTGAGAATTGTTTATTCTCTTCACTACCGTCATATACAGCAGAAAGTTCTACATCTTCGTAATTAGTAGATCCATCAGCATTTTTTGAATGAAGTACATTATTTACTCGAAGTTTACATCTCATTATTGGTTCGTTCATTTACTTTCTGCTCCTTCTTCCACATCACTTGCATCTGGACTTAAATGTTCTTTAATATGTTTTTGTAGTTCTTTATGATTCTTAACTACATGTTTAGTAGGTTCTGGATGAGACATATAAGAATCACGAAAAGTAGCTCCACCACCTCCGGCCTTTCCAGAGAGAGGCTCAGGATAATGTGTAACTATATATCCATCTCCTCCATCTTCTGGCTCAATTTCCATTCTACGAAGACCCGGTTTCTTTTTTTCCTCTTTTTTCGAGTGCTTCTTCTTATGCTTCTCTATTGCACGGCCCAAATGTTCGGCAATACTCATGGTGACACCTTCTTAGAGATTGTAATTGTTACTGTTAATCCCTCAAGGGAATTAGTAAGTGCTTGTTGTAAAGCAGGAATTACTTTATCTACTATAGTTTGCTCAAATTGGTCTACAAGTGGAGTCAGGGCCGCCACATCTTGCTTAGGATCAAGAATACTCATTGTACTCCTTTATAACAAACTGTCATATTTACTATTTTTCCCTGATCTTGACCTTGAATAGTAAATAGGTTTTGGTTAGAATCTTGAATAGGATTTACTTTACCATCAAGTCTAATATCATAAGTAATACAAACTGGATGTTGCGTAGAAATTACAGGTGTAGGAGTATGAGAACATCCAGCACAGAGGGTTAGAAATAATAGTAAATATCTCATTGCCCTGATGGTCCTTGGGAAAGAAGTCCAAGTGTTTTTGCAAGTTGTGGATTAATTTTAGTAAGCGTATCTTGCAATTTCCCTATATACTCGTCCCGCCAATCTTGAGGAACTGAAGTTTGTTTTGGATCATAAGCTCCCATATAAGCCGGAACTTCATCAGCCATATTTCCTCGGCGATTTTGCATTACAGCTTGTGCGACTTGCGAGTAAATGTCAGGACTTTGAGCAGACCCTTGAAGCCCTTTAGCATTCATCAGAAGTGAATGAATTGCTTCGTGACGTGTATCTCGGTTTAAGTCAAAGTCCTTAGAAGTTGGATCTAGTGTAATAGTCCCGTTGTTCGGGAGCGACTCCAAACTTGTACCTTTCATCAAGGCAGGGATATTAGTCAGTAGATCCAACATCGAAGGACCCTGGAAAGTACCTTCTTGAGATTCGGGGAGTGGCTGGAATTTTACTTTTGTACGAGTTCGACGTTCTTGGGCCGGCCCGTAAGTTGTAGAAGTGTCTTTTGTGGGATCACTCATACCAATCCCCCAAAGTGTTTCATTACTGCTGGAAGTGAATTGTTGATGGAAGGAATCTTTGGGAGTTTCTTAGGATAGGGGCGGCCCAAAACTATATGGCGAGCAACTACATTGGCCAAGTAATTACTTTGAGTTGGTGCTTTTGGGGGTTTGATAATAGATGTACTTGCCATTATCGTGAGTTTAGATGATACCTGGGAAGCGGGCCGCCAAGAGAACCAAAGTCTACAAAGAGACTAAGTACCCAAAGTACAACTAATATAATCACAACTACATTCAGAATCTTCTTTATATTAGCATCCATTGGGATGTAAGTATTTACAAGCCATAAGAGGACACCAACTATGATGAGAGTAACTACAATTCCTATCATTTCTTTTTTCTCCTAGACTTCACAATATGCGCTGCCATATCTTTAGCGTGTTGTTGTTCCATCTGGATACCTTTAAAAGTGATCTTATTTCCTCTCATGGCCTCAATCTTATTCATGACCATATAGGGGATTTTGCTGTTTTGCCCGTACTCTGATTTAAGTTTTTTCTCAAGAAATTCGGGCATGAGAATTTATCTGGACTCATCTCCCCGGTTTATAGCTTCTTCCTTATCAAGATCGATTACAGATGGCTGCACATTCACAAATCTGTAAGACATCTGGTCACAAAATCGTTTGGCCCGCTCAACTACAAGTTTCATATCTTTTGATGGATAGTCAAAGAATGTAAATTGCGGGTGTGGGTTGCGACCTTGGCGGAAGTAGAGAGTAAATCTATTATTTGCAGGAGATTCACTTGTGAGTGGTTTTCCAGGAGAAGGAGCTAATGAGGTTGTCATCTTGGTATAAGAATAGGGTTGTATCCATTAAACTGAGAATCATTAATGATGATAGTTACATTCATCGGCTTGATATCGTCATTCTTACCCAAACCGTTGAGTTCCAAGCCGATCCGGGCCGCTGCCACTCTTGACGAACTTGTATCCCCACATTTCATCTCAAAAGCAACTTGTTCAAGAACTTCTTCTTTAGAGAGATTGGCTCTTTTGAGAAGAGTCTCTAGACTCGTGCTGTCTTTCTCGATCGGTTTGTGTTCCTTCAGAACTTCGTGAATTTGTGACGGACTTAGAAGTGGCATTGACTTTTAAAGGGGAATCTCGTAAACGAGAGAGTGCATAAGCTTCTCTCTCATTAAGTTTTTTTGCTGATGACATTTTTGGTGTCGAGCAAGCATAACATTTCATCTCTCAAGTGTCAAGCCCTATAAGTCATGTCTTTTCAAGGCTTCGGCTAAGGATTTTTCCTTAGAGTGCCAGCGGATAAGTAAATCATAACGATTTTTAATTTCTAATTTTTTAAAGATGTTCCTCTGATAAGTAGATACTGCTGAATCGGAAATTCCCATTATATTTGAAATTTCTTTCTGGTGTTCAAAGGTTATCAGTAAAAAAAATAATTTTTTTTCTTGTGGAGAAAGCATTATGTATCTACCAAAGTTGACTTATCTTATAAATCCAATAAAGATCCCATAAGAAAAATATGAATAAAAAAATTGAAGATTTTGGGTAATTTTTGGTAATTTCTCGCATATATCTACGTTTGTTAAGGCGCCCTTATAGGCCCACCGATCCCCGAAAGTAGGGAGGACCGGTAGGGAGGGAACTAAGAGAATAGTTCTTTCAAGGCATTGTCATAACCATCCAAAAGATCAGCATAGCGTGATGGCTGCATTGTTGTAAATAACAAGTCAAGCCACGTATTAGAACTATATAACCAATAACGATTAGTCATAACTAAGTCTATCTCACTTCCGGCCGCGAGTCAAGACTTTTCTTATCTTACCACTCTCTGAGTATGAAGAAATAAGGAAAGTGGTAAGTAAGAAAACTCTAGGCCGTCGCTTTCAACTTATCCACAATCGCGGGATTGGAGAGAATCTGAGCTTGTGCCTGCTCCTTCGCCTTCCGCTTATCCTCACGTGGCATATCTTTTGCATAGTCATACAAAAGCTTGGCGAGCGAAAGCACGTGAACCGAAAGTTGCTTGCTCGCATTCTCACTGATTGTAGTTCCAGTGAAAGGTACGAGATTATCCTCGTCATCCTTCGCCATCCAGGGAATTGAAGAATCTTGCTTAGCCTGCTCTGCAGTGTAAGAACAAAGGCCATCATTGATAATCTTCAAAAATGCAGCTGAATCATTCCCAACACGTTCAAGCGCTTCTTTCGTATTGTCGACAGGGGTGAAAGTGACCTGCTTGTAGAGCGTAACATCACTCTTAGAGTCCAAGTCAAAAACGGACTGCGTAGGTTCGAGTACGATGGGTTCCATATTGAGTTCCTTTACAAGATTGATTAGCTCCCGTTTCACGCTTCGAAATCCTGCGAGTCGGCAGGAGCGAAACTTGTTTTGAGTCAAGAGCCTTCTCTCGGAAGTGAATCGTTTGGGTTGCCATGTAGAGAGTATGCCAGAAGGGAGAGAAGTTGTCAATACCTTAGATGAAAAAAAGTGAAAATAAAATGACCCTCCTGAGCGGCAAGAGGGAATGCATAGGAGTTCGATGGTGAAGCGCAGGGCGAAGCGGACCCGGTTTAGAGGGGCCTAGAACGGGCTAGGTGCAACGATCAGAAGGGGATAGGAGAATTGGACTCCTAGCAATTCAGCATGGCTCCTCGACTTTCTGATATGGTAGATTTATATATATACAAATATATAATAATAAAGGACTTAAGAGAGAGAAAATGAGAGAAGGAAAGAGGGATAGAGAGAGTACAGATAGGTAGGCTAATATCCCCATTTGCCTCAGTTAGATACAGCAGTCAGACGGGTCAAAAAACCACCCATACGGGCATACTGAATGGCTAGGAGCCACTTCGAGCTATCCCCTTGATTCTAAAGCGAAGATAGCTATTGACACCCCCCTCCTACAGGGTGTACACTCAGTCATGCCCACACATAGACCCCCTTCAGACACCACGCTCCGAGTACCACCGGAGCTCAAAAACGTAGTAAAACATATGAGTAAGATGCTAAGTATTAGTAAGGCAAAAGCCTTAGATATTTGTCTACAATCCCCGCATATTAGAGCGGCATTGATCCTAAAACTAATGAAGTAATAGTACTATGACTATGAGACAGATAGTACTATATCTACATGGCTACATAGAAAACCTTAGGGAGAAAGGAATGGATGTAACCATGTTAGAAAACGCAGAAAAGTTGATTAGAGATTTTCTAAACATCCAACGGCCCGGGTATTTAGAAAAGGACTAATTATGCCCCTACTCACACCACACTGGGACACACCACGACCAAAAAACCCAAGGTCAAAGTCAACAAGTGAGGAAATTAAAGAAAGAAGAAAACTTGCCAATCGCAGAGCCTATAAGAAACAAATGGATAAGGCTTTTGATCCTGCTAGAATGTCTCTTCTCGAACGTAGTTCACTTGATCGCTCGCGACTTGCCGAGCTTCACCGAAACAAGGATATCATCATTGGGAAAGCTTGGGGTCCCATAGTTGCTAGAAGAATCGCACGTTGTATAGAAGCAATGAATAAGAATGTGGATGTATTGGTACTTACATCAAGTGTGAGCAAACCACCATTTACAGAGTACAATATAGAGTATTTCGATGTATATGTGAGGTATCATCGAACTACTTTCGACGGCCAGCGAGTGCTGGAAGTGGGAGAGATAAACTAATGTGTCCATTCTGTAATCTCGAACTAGGACCATTTGAATTAGAACATGGTCACAAATGGCACAAAGCTTGTGCAAAGTGCCACTATTGTCAACATGAGGTAACTCATGAAATGGCTGAACAATGCGTAAGCAAGGCGGCAGACAATGTACTCTCATGTGAGCAGAGATTATATCATGTGCCGTGTCACGAACGCGCATTGATGGAACAATTCAAAAATAAAGAGTTTCCCATTGTGCAAGAGCAACTAGACATCTTGAATAGATTCTTATTGACAAGTCATGAAGAATTGCCATTAACATTGGATGCTTTGTATCCTTTGTTACGCAATCTTCAGCAGGCGGCCGCCAATGTGAGCATCGCTATCAATCGCAAGAAAGATAAGATTAAGATACGCGATGTAGCTGCATGGCGCGAGACTACCGAAATTCGAGAGCAGGTGAACAAAGAAGAGAAAGCCAAGATTGAGGCTAAAAAGATTCGCTTGCAGAACGAAAGAGCCGATCCGAAGTTACGTGATCGTCGGAAAGCCATAACAGGACTAATGCAAGCATTCGGTATATCTCAAGCCGATGCAGAAGCGATGATAGATAAGAAAGAGGCGAACTAATGACTGTAGCAGAATTAATTGAAACACTTCAAGATGTAGAAGATAAATCTAAATCTATTGAGACTATGCAAATAGTTTTTGAAAAACCACAATGGGTTAAGATTGTTGGTATTGCTGAAGATTCGGGTACTAGAATTAGTTTAATTTATGAGATTTAGTCATGCCTAGACTTCTTTCACCGTGTCCAATTTGTGAAAAACCACTAATTCTCAAAGGTGAGTGTCCCATCGGCTCTGACATTTTCAGAGAGTACAAGTGTGGACATAGCTTTTATGAACAAGTCACAGATGTAGCGAAGCTAGGCGGCAACGGAACGCCCCAATTTACTAAGAGTCTCAATGAGAAAAAAGAAGCATTCCCATTTCAAGTTGAAGGTCTGGAATTTGTAGCTAAAAGTAACTACAATTGTCTCATTGCTGATCCGATGGGATTGGGAAAGACTATTCAAGCACTTCTGGCGGCCCGCAACGGGGGATTTAAGAGGATTCTTGTACTTTGCAAAGCTTCTTGTGGTTACCAATGGTTTGAAGAATCTAAAGAATGGTTTGCCAATGGAATCTGGAGCGCCTTTCTCATTAATGGTACGAAAGCATTTGTACCGCCCGGATTCCAAGTCTACATCATGTCAATGGACACTATGAGTAGATTCGTCAATAATAAGGAAAAGTTTAAGGAATTGAAGGCTTTAGACTTCGATATGCTTATTGTGGATGAATGTCATAGCTTTAAGAATCCTGATAGTGCGCGAAGTCAGGCACTTGTAGCATTCTTGCAAGATATCAGCCACACGGAAATTGACAGAGTACTAAGACTCAATTGTCCTATGTGCCGGCATTCGTGGACTGAGACGGCCAAAATTAAAATAAATTTAAGGGACAACAAGTCGCAAGCTACTGTCCGCCACTACACTCAATGTCCGCAATGTGGAGGATCTTTAGCACAATCTGCACAAAAGGATGTACTCGATGAGACTGACAGAAAGAAACTAGGTCTTATCCTACTTTCTGGCACTCCTATTAAGAATCGAGCCGATGAATACTTTATCCCACTCAACTTGCTACGGCCAGGAGTTTTCACAAGTCTGACACAATTCCGCCGTCAATGGCTCCAGCAAGACCCCTACAGTGGAAAGTATAATAGATTCCTACCTTACAAGTTTGACGAATTTGAATATCAAACACGGAATTTTATCATTCGTAGGGAAAAGAATCAAGTACTCTCACTACCTGAATTTAGACGTGCGATAGAGACGATTCTCATTGAAGATCCGAAAGTCAAGCTTGCATACAATAAAGAGTTAGCCAATCTCGCATATGCCGCAAGTAAGTCAAATCTAAACTTCTTCGATGTTCAAGATAATCTCATGACTTTGCGTCGCATCACTGGAATGGCTAAAACTCAGTTTGCAATTGAATATGTAGATGTCTTTCTAGATACTGTCGAAAAGGAGAAAATCGCCATCGGCGTACATCATGAAGCAGTCAGAGATAGACTTTATTATGAGTTACAAGAACGTGGTTTTAATCCACTTAAACTCTCAGGGGAAGATTCTGCGGAAAGAAAAAATCAAATTGTTAAAGATTTTACGAACGATCCACAAAAACGAGTTCTTATCGTTAATATGTTGGCCGGCGGAGTAGGACTTAATCTCCAAGTTTGTAATAATGTACTTGTATTAGAAAGACAATGGAATGCGGCCGATGAAGAACAATTCGAGGGAAGATTCCATCGTCAAGGCCAGCCACTTCCTGTACTCGCAGAATACATGATTGCTAAAGGTACGATTGATGAATACTTTAGCAATCTTGTAGAGTCCAAAAGACAGATATGTGGAGAAACACTCGATGGATGGGACTTCACAAGTGACCCAAACGCACTAAGAGATTTAGTAGATCAGACTTTGAGCCACAAATTATGATAAGAAAATACCGAATATATCTTAAAACTAAACCTGAAGAAGATTCATTAATTCAACATGACCAAGAATCATTTATAGCTACTTCTGAGGGGTTGAAAATAATTTTAGATAAAGATTTTCTTTCTCTCAAAGGTGATGGTATGAATTTATGTTTTGCTACTTCAAGAGTCATCAGATTTGAATTAGAAGAAGAACCCGATGTCAAAACAAATACTCATATTAGATAGCTCACAGCTAAGTACTTATCTCGAATGCCCCGAAAAGCATTCCCTTATTAACATTGAACATCTTACAAAGTCCAACACTCTCGACGATCCTATGATAGCAGGAACTTTGATGCACAAATATCTTGAGCTTTACTATAAAGCTAAAGGTATTGGAAAGTCAAATGATGTTGCTACTCGGGCGGCTCTAGCTTTTAATCCTGATGAGAAAGATGAAACTGATAATCACGAATATCCACTTGGATTACCTTTACGTAAACAGATTGTTGATCGTTTTCTTGAATATACAATGGTCTATGGCATGAGTGATTATGAAGTAGCTACGAGGCCACAATATAAGATAACTATTGACGAACAAGGTATGCCAATAGATTCTTATGAAGGTGAACCTCTGATAGAACAAGGATTTTCTTATGAATTGTACCATACATCTGAATACATGTTTATCCTCGAAGGCCGTATTGATTTTATCGGTAACACTCACGGAAACCCCCTCTGGATGGATCATAAATTACAGTTTAGGAAACGATCCCTTTATAAGAAGAGAATCCAATTTAGAAACTATTCACTCGCTCTTGGCTATAATCTTGGAGTTATCAACTATATCCGAATGGCCAAAGACGCATCAAAAGAGACTCTTGTTAGAGAACCAATTAGCTTCTCTTCTTACGAAAATAGACTCTGGCGAGAAGAGTTAATTGAGATATATATTCAAATAGCTAAAGATCAGAGAGAAGGACATCCTAGATTAAATAGGGATTCTTGTGAAGGTAAATATGGCTATCCTTGTCAATTTACATCTATTTGTGAAGAAGCAAGTGAGATAACTAAGAATGCAATTAAGATAAGAGATTTTGTGAAGAGAAAGGAGTGGAAACCGTGGTAGCCTTACATCTTACTGTATCACAGTTAGAAGATATTATTCTCGCTGTTGATAATAGAATATCAATTGTAGGAGCAAATGAATATTTATGTAACCTTCAGGACTATCTAAAAACCACTCTTGCAGTATATAAGGATGAACTATGACTCTCCGTTCCCAGCTTTTCTCCAGACTCCCAGCCGACAAGAAAGAATATTACTTCTTGAGACGAGCACGATTAGAAAAATCTCATACTCTTGATCCTCTCTTAGTGGTTAGTTCTGATAAAGATGATATTTTTCGGTGTTTAGAAGAATATGAGAAACTTGGAGTGCCTTGCTATGTAGAAAATAGAGAAGGGAAGAGATTATCATGACACTTAAAGAGTTTATTGATGATTTAACAAGTAAAAAATCTTTGGAAGAAATTCAAGATTTTGATTTAGTTTTCTGGAACCAGGATAATGATGAAATGAATTATAATGGAGCAGTAATTTCCGGAAAAGAAATTGAGGTAGATCTTGGCTAGTTTAAATCATATCCACACCTACATCCGTCGCACTGGTACTGACAAGACAGATTGGAAAGAATCTATTTTCAAATGTGCCGATCCACATTGCACACAAATTGAACTAGCAATTAACTTAGAAGGTAAATCTTCAATGTGTGGCAAGTGTAATTTAAATGAAATTATTTTAGACTACAGACAACTCAAACTTGCTCGCCCGCGATGTGCAGAGTGCTCTATGTCCAGAAAAGACAAAGAAAAAATCGAGACTAGAAAAAAATTAGAGGAGATGGGGATTGTATGAGAGAAAAATGTCAATTTTGTAATGGTACTGGATTAGAAACAGATCAAAATGGAGTACAAAAAGATGAACCTTGTCCTATTTGTGATGGATTAGGTTATCTTGAATCAGAGGATGAAGATGCCCAAAGCCTCTGATCTTACTCCCGAAACCCGTTTTGTTGGTCTTTTTGTAGGTCAAAGTGGAAGTGGCAAAACTGTTGCAGCGGCCAGCTTTCCATCACCTATTCACATTAATGATTTTGATGGCCGCATACGTGGACTTCTTGGAGCACCTTGGATAGATCGCTCTAAGATAACTTACGACTATTTTCCTCCAAAATCTGATGGTTTAATTCCTGAACTAAATAAAAAACTTGAAGTGTTCTCTATTCAAGCCCGCACTGGTCAGTTAGATGTAAAAACTCACATTACTGATTCCATCACAAATGAGTGTTATGCCTTTATTTGTCAAGCTATCTCCATGACTCATGGTACAGATAAAGATAGAAAAGGAAAATGGATCGGTCCTGTTTCTATGGCCGGCCCGGAAGATTATGGACTCGAAAGTCAAGCCGCGAGTGATTACATGGCTTTCATTAAGTCTATCCCTATTCCAAATATTATTGTTAGTGCCCATCTTATTGACAAGTTTGGCAAACCTCTTGATTTCCAGGGCCGTGAAATGACCTATGCTGAATCTATTGTCGTTGGTGAGAAACTATCAATACGTGATAAAATAGGAGTCAACATACAGACTCATTTCGATCATATCTTCAAGTTTGAACGTGAGACAATAAATGGATGTGACAAATATTATGTGACTTTTAAAGGTGGGATAGCCAGAACATCCTACAGTGGGCTTCCCGAGGGCCGGTGGGACATTACAGGAAAGTCATTTTATGAAGAGATGCAAAATCTCTTAAAGAAAGAGGTTCTCAGTGTGGCTTCTTAGTTGGATAAGAGAAGGAAAGCAACAAAAGATTTTGATTGAAGAATCAGATACAGTTTTAGACTATCTAATCCATAATAAAGATATAGGACTACTCATTGAATATATACCTAGATATGCTAAGTCTGATCCCAAAGCTCCCAAAAAAGAGTCAACTTCCACGAGGTTGATTCCACTAAGTGATACAACCTATAAAGAAGATAAATAAAAAACCAAAGGAAAATCAAAAAGTACATGCCAATAATCAAGATCACTAAAGCCGATATAGAGAAGTTAAAAACACTTGAAGGTGGATGGTATGGAGCGACAATTACAAAAGTTTCTGATCCAACACCTTCAGCCGATAAACAGAGTATTAATACAATTGTTACTCTGACTATTGATAAACACGGTAAAGAGATGAATCAGTATTTCAATAGTAAGCTCATTGCTATGATTATTCCTCTTTATGAAGCAGTGATGGGGAAGAAAGTTACTGAAGAGATGGATCTCGACACGGGACATCTTTTAGGTAAAAAACTAGATGTAAAACTCACAACTGAAATCTATAAGGGGAATCCTCAAAATACTATCGAGGGTTATCTTCCTTATGGAGCTGGAGCTAATCAGAAAACTCCTTTTTAAGAATGTACCATAGTTCAGATGGTAAATTTGCCTGTTCTGATCCGTGGTACTTATAAAGAAAGGAATTGGGGTGAGAGGCGCGAACAAGAATTTCCTCCAATCTTCTTAAGTAGCACTCTTTAAATGAGGCATCATGCTGCACTATGAGATAGCAGCCCTACAAATTTATGAGAGTCAAGATATTACCAATTACTTTAATTTTAATTGTACTTATTATCGGAACAGTTATCCTTATAGGAATTATACGAGGCTTATGAAAATAACATTCAATTTCGATCGTGACTGCCGAGCTTTTAATATGGAGCCAGAAGATGACTTAGAGTATACAGTCCTAGCAGAAATGGCCATGCAGGTAAAAAAAGGATCAACTCTTCAGATAACACAAATACAGCACCCTGTTGATAACCCTAAAGAGTTCCGTGTCGAAATGCGAGTAAATGGACATCAGGCACGTGTGGCACAACCAAAAGAATGACAATAGGAACTCATAAAGAATACCCTTTAGAAATTGGTAAAGTCTATCGAGGGCTTAATAACCCTAATGGTGAATATGATGATGATATTCACTATAAAGTAATAAAAGAATCTACAAAAGAAGCATATGATCAAACTTGTATGGAATTAGGTGTTAAACCTGAATGGGATAATCCTTATTTTCCTAAATATATCTATTATGAGGTACAAACAGATTGATCCGTGGTCGTGGTTATGCTTCTGCCCGCATTATGCTCATTGCTGACGGCGGTGCCGAAAGTGATGTTTCGACAGAACTTGCTATTTCAGGTGATCCAGAAATCAAACTTCGTAAACTGGCTTACAGCCAAGGTTTAGACTTTGAGAAATTTTGGCTCACCTGTCTTATTAAAGAAAAGATAACTAATAAGTCTGGTAAAGATGCAACTAAAAGGAATAGAGAATTACTTACAGATGAATACAAAAATATCCTTACAAATGAAATTCAGCAACTCGGAAGCTCGATTTTGGTCCCACTTGGTGAATTGGCCTTTCAATTCTGTACTGGATTATCGGGAATACGCAAGTTTCGTGGATCAATTTTACCATATAATAGCGTACCAATACGAAGAGTAATCCCTATTCTCGGCCCCCATCCATACCTATATGAAGAACCTAAGCTCGAATTTATCTCAAGACTTGATTTCTCAAAAGTCAAACGTAATGAATTACTTGAAGGCCCAATACCTGAAATTGGCCAGTGTTGGGTGGCCCAAACGCCCGGACAAGTCAAAGGATATTTCAGAAGACAATTGGAGAAAAATCCTAATTTTGTGGTCTTTGATATCGAAACTTTCGCTAATATTCCTACTTGTATATCTTTTTGTTTCGACGGCCTTGAATCTTGTTGTGTACCCATTCTCGACTATCACATTAATGAAGATGATCGGGTTTTGATGCTCCTGGTCGTGGCCGAGCTACTCCGAAGTGACATTCCGAAAGTCAACCAGAATGTGAAATTCGATTGGCGGAAACTTGAGAAGTGGGGACTGACAGTAAAGAATGTAGTTGGTGACACAATGATAGCAGCCAATTGTCTTTATTGTGAGTTTCCTAAAAACTTAGGATTCTTGACAAGTATCTACACAGACATGCCTTATTTTAAGGATGAGGGGAAAGATTATGATCCAAGCTTCTATGATCGGCAAAAATTATATATCTATAATGCTAAAGATAGCTTGGCTACACATCAAATTTATTCACAACAACTGGAAGAAGTTAAAGAAACTAACACCGCCAACGTGTATAGAATGCAGATGGACATTCTACCCATCTACAAACAAATGGAAGATAACGGCATACGAGTCGATAATCAACAACGGCGTAATCTTATCGGTAAATATGAGTCACTTTATGAAACCTACAAATACAAGCTCCAGCTCCTTGTCGGCCGAGAAATAAATCCTCTTAGCTCTCTAGTTTGTCAGAGGTTAGTTTATGAAGAATTGGGCTATAAAGCTATACGTGGTACAAAACACACTTCTACTGGAAAACCTTCAGCAGATGAAGAATCACTTGAATTGCTTCTCTGGATGGGTAATTCACCATCATATAATTGCAGGGATATTCTCCGTACCATTATTGATTGTCGTAAGTTGCATAAAGTTATTGAACTTCTTGTACCACCTCTTTATCCAGATGGGAAATTCCGTTGTGAATTCAACCTGGCGGGGACAGTAAATGGTCGTTCTTCGGCCGGTGAAACTACTGATTACATACTTTATCTACAGGATAATGGTGTAGTCAAGATGGGTAATCTTGGGCATTCTTTTCAAACAATAGGAAAGCATGGATTTGCGGTGGATGGAGAAACTTATGGAAAAGATATACGTAGTATGTTCGTGCCTTCTCCTGGTTATATATTTGTTGAAAATGATCTTAGCCAAGCAGAAGCTAGAGTGGATGCGGTATTATCCTCAGATTTTGACATATTACAACAATTTGATGGACCTATTGGTATACATAAACTTACTGGTAGCTGGGTATACGATTGTCCACCATTGGAAATAAAAAAATCAATTCTTGTCAATGGTGAAGATCGCTACTATGTCTCGAAAACAGTCCGTCATGCCGGTGAACGAAATATGAAAGAAGATCGTTTAATGATGATGATTCACCAGCCAGTAATGGATTGTGCTAAGATTCTTAAGAAATTCCATGATAACCAACCAAACATTCGTGGTGTGTTCCATAAAGGAATAAGAGAACATATCATGAAAGAGAGAGTTTTGGTTGCTCCTAACGGCCGGCGACGTGACTTTTTTGGCCGTATTGATGAACATACGATTAATGAGGCAATCTCATTTCTACCCCAAGCCATTGTTACTGATTACCTTAAGCAGAGTCTAGTCAAAACATTCTCTGAGTGCCCTTATGCCCGCCCACTAATTGAGGCACATGATGGATTTTTAGCAGAAGTACCAGAAGGGAAAGAAGAAGAATATGCTACAGTATTTAAAAAGAATGTGGAAGTACGAATTGATTTTCGGACTTGTAGTCTTAGTAGGGACTTTGATCTTGTTATACCTTGCGAGAGTACTATAGGAGAAAATTGGAAAGATATGGAAGAGATAAAAATATGAAAAAGAAAGAGAAAAAAATGAAAGAAGCTAGATTTAGAAATATGGATAAAGGAATGCCTATAGAAGTTAGAGAGCAATTAGATAATGTTATGCCCGAAGGCCAGGGCAAAAGAGATACTAAACGCCCACGACATGACCTAATTCCAATAGAATTTATAGATGAACTTGCTTCTATTTTTGAAGAAGGTTTAACTAAATATGGGGATTCCTGGAAGAAAGGTGGGGATGACTTCCTAATAGATTGTCTCAATCATGCTTCCAACCATCTTCATCTTTATATGAGTGGGGATAGGACCGAGAACCATCTAGCTAAAGTAGCTTGGAATAGTTTGGCAGTTAGGTGGTTTCATGCAATTAGGTAAATGTTCTCTTTGTAATTATACAAATGAATCTGAAACAGCTTTTTGTTCCCAATCTAAATGTCCATTAATGGCTCCTAATGAACAACAAGATAATCAATCGTCCCCCTTTCCAACCACTTCACTTTCGATACGGGGGGTTTCAGGATAATACTTTTAACTGTATAGATTGTCATCTTCCATTTACTTCTCCTTCAGCTCACGCCAAAAGGTGTCCTAAATGTAAAAAGGCATTTCTAAAGAACTACATGAAACAATATCATTTAAAGCACCCAAAGGCAAAAAGGTGACTTTTGTTGAGCATTTTCTCAAACACACTGAAAATTATGAATCTCCTACTTCTTTTTGGCGATGGGCGGCATATACCACCATAGCGGCGGCCCTGAGAGACAGATGTTATCGCAAAATGGGTGATAGCTATCTTTATCCTAATTTCTACACTCTGCTAGTTGCAGACAGTGGCCAGCATAGGAAAGGTGAGCCGGTCAAACTTTGCGAAAGATTACTTACAAAATCAAAAGCCACGAAAGTTATATCTGGTCGTGCTTCGATACAGGGGATATTAGATGAGTTGGGTAGAGGAGAAACAGACAAAGCTACTGGAGAACTTATTACTGGAGGCAGTGCAATCTTTTCTGCGCCAGAGCTTTCCGCTGGAATTGTCAACGACCCTGAAAGTATCAAAATTCTTACAGACGTATATGAATTTAAAGACGAATATACTAGTAGACTTAGAGGTTCGGGTGTATTCAAAATCAAATCAGTCTGTCTCTCGATGATAGCGGCAAGTAATGAGGCACTTCTCATAGATGTTTATGATGATAAAGCTAAACATGGCGGCTTGCTTGCTAGAACTTTTTTAGTTAAAGCTAATGAATTTCGTCCGGGCAACTCTCTGCTTCAAATTAAAGACACTACACAAGCAGAAAGTTTAGAAGGCTTAGTTGATCATCTTACACAAATAGCCCGCTTGAGAGGGGAGTTTAAATTTGACAAAAAAGCTGAAGATGCTTATGATGAATGGTATCATCCTTTCAGAAAAAGTTATGAACACAAACCCGATCGCAGTGGGATTTCTGCTAGGATACATACTTCTATTCTTAAACTCGCTATGGTCATATGTATTGATTATACACTTGCTCTTGAAGTTAAAGAATGTCATATTATTGAAGCTATAGATCAGTGTATGTTATTGCTTCCCAACTATCAGAGTCTAATTATGAGTACAGGAAAATCAACAGTAAGTGAAGTCGCAGCAGTTTTGATAGAAGATATTTGGAGAGCTAAAGGAAAATGCTTAACGAAAAGAGAGTTTTTAGGAAGACATTTTCATATGTTTGATCTCGAAGTGACAGATAAATGTGTTGCGACGCTTGAACAAGCCGGATTGATTACAAGTTATGTAAATGGCAATGAGGTAAGTTATATGGTAACTAAGAAATGTGAAGAGGTTTTTAATTTGAAAGAGGAGACTAAATGACTGGGAAAGAATTTGATAAATTATATGATAGAATAGGGTTTATTTCAAATCAGTTAGGTGTTTTAGTAGAATATGCACGAATAGCAGACACTCGGGGCCGTGCAGTTGCTGAGATGTGGGAGAAGATGAAACAAAAATCTAAAGAAACTAACTTTGATCCTAATAAATGGTATGAAGAAACAAAAACTAAACCAATAACTTTAGATGTTCGATCCTACGACTGGTGGCGACTTGAAAATGGAGCTTATGCGAAAGTCTACAAAACTCAACTACAAGGTGAGATTTATCAAGAAGATGGAAAAATGCTTCAATATGCAGATTGGAATCCACTTTCTTTAGTTTCTATGGATAGATTAGATGGAAAGTGGAATCTTAAAAATCGCAAATCCGGTGACAATCCAGCAGGATGGCCAGATTGGTGCAAGTGACTAGTAGTTCAATCTATCAATGATAGTTTGTATTCGTGGATCTATAGAAGCTGGGGTAGCATTGTATTCAGCTAATCCAGCTTTTCCTCCTCTTATAACTCCACGAATTGCAGGAACAGTAATTCCGGCCGCGGCCCCAATATGACCACCTAGTTCAGAATCCCCCACTATCCCACCTATTGCTTGTCCAGCATATTTACCCACAATAGCTTTTAGAAGTGTTGCTCCTCCTGGAACATTAGAAAGAGCTTTAGCAATATATCCAAAACCTGTAGGACTTGGGGCAGCTAACTCTTGATAAGCTCCTTTAACTGCACCTTTTGCTACGGCCCCCACTGGGCCAGTAACTACATCTTTTACTCCTTTACCAGTTTGAGCAAGATTAGCTAGAGTTCCTAAGGGATCTTTTACAAAAGCCTCTTCAGGATTATTAAAGAACTTCCCAATACTATCAATTAAACTCTGAATTTCTTGTCCAGGATGTAATGTTGCAGCTGATTTAAATTCTGGACTTTGATCTTGTGGTCCTTTTGATGGATCAATTGGGGGAAGTGTTTGAGTTTGCCCAATACCACTTCGCTGTGGTAAGCTTAATATAAGTCTTATAGCCGATTCGGGAAGATTAGAAATACCTTCTTTAAGTAGACTTGGACTAGAATTTTGAGAACTAGATTGACTTGGATTACTATCTAAAGTATACCCTTGTGGAAGTGTAGGATTTTGATCTAATTGGTATCCTGGAGGAAGTGAAGGAGTACTCATTGTGCCACCGGCTGTGCTACTATTGGATTTCCAGTTTGTATATCAAACCATTTTTGTCCATCATTAGAACCTATCTTATGTCCATTAGGTCCAGTTGCAGTTTGTTTGTAAGCCGCAGGCGTATTTTGTCCACCAAAATCTACAATCCCTCTTTTCTGTAAAGCTACATTAAGTCTATCTGGATTTACACCTTGAGTTCCGGTACGAAGTTGTTGGTTAATTAGGGCAGCTTTGTCATTGATATTCTTTGTATTCATTGCTACTGTATTTTTAGGATCAACAAGTCCAGAAAGTTGTCTTGCAATATTCTGGTCACTCTGTCTTTGTGATCCCTCAAGAGTAGGAATAAACTTCCCGACAGTAGTTCCTAATCCCTCAATAGCTGCATGTGCTGGACTTCCGGGAGTAAGGCCATTTGCATCAGTTCCGGGCATTGGACTATGTACACCAAATGGCCCCATTCCCATATTTTTATTCCCAGCGGCCGTAGAACCAGGAGAATCCAAGGAGTACTTTTGTGCTGCATCTCTAGCTTGTGATAGAATACCTTGAACAGCAGAAGCATTGGCAAGAGTGGATCTATATGTTTTAAAAACTTCTCCTGTTGGTACTGTTTCTCCATTTGCGACCGCATAGTTAGTAACTAGTTGCTTATCATCTTTTGACATTTTATCAGGATCAGTAGTTCCATCATAGATACCATCTAGGAGAGTTTTGGCTTTTTGTGCTACTGAACCATCACCAGGATCTAGTCCTAGTTGGTGCATTAAGGCTATACCTTTAAGATGGTAAGCTCCAGTTATATTAGCTCTACTATTTTCTCCAGCTTGTCTAATTGTTTCTCTTCTATCATCTCTATCCTCTCGCATATTTGCAAGAAGTTGTGCTTGTTGGTTTTTTCTATCATCTTCTTCTTTCTGGGCCACCTGAAATCTATTAAATACATCAGTTCCAGGTTGACTTAAAGCTGCTTGTGCCTGACCTGTGCCAGTTCCTAATGCAGTAGCTCGTGCTTCTCCTTGTTTTTCAACATTTATTGAATCTAAAATCTGTTGTTGTGTAGGTTGTCCAGTACTTGCAGGTTGTTGACTAGATCCACCACCTTTAATACCAAAAGGATCACTAGGATCACCATAAGTGCCTGCATTTATCATTCCTACAGCTTTATCTGGATCAACCCCAGATCTAATTAATTCTCTAATTTGTTTAGCTCTTTCAATGCGATTCATTTCAAGCTGAGCTTGTAACATAGGCATAGATACATTTTTCATGTAATCTTGTCTATCTTCATGTTCTTGTTGAGCTAATGTGTCGGCCCGGTTATAATGGGCTTCTTCCATTTTCGTACGTGCTAAGTTTTCAGCAGTACGTTGTTTTATTTCTTCAAGTCTTTGTGCTCGATCAGCACTTTCCCCTTGTTGCCTTGATGTCGCAATCATCGCTTGGATGATAGGATTGATTAAACCTGGAACGTCTTCTAGCATCAGAATCTCCTAATATTGACCTACTGTTGTAGGACCACTAACAGCTCCGAGAGAAGGAAGAGTCCCGCCAGTTACAGGGGAATTAGAATTTCCAAAAGCATTTGGTCCAAAACCTACAGAAGCAAGAATAGTATTGAGATTACTTCCTGTCCCACTTCCATTAGGTGCAGCTAATCCTCCACCTAATCCCGCAAAAAGTCCAGCTAATCCACCACCAGGAGTAGAAGTAGTTTGTTGTTGTTGCCCAGTGCCAGTATTTGTAGAACTTGAGGTTCCAGTAGTAGAAACTCCAGTAGGTAATGCACTGAATGCCCCTTGAAGTTGTGCAATGTTCTGTTGTTGTAGTTGTCTTTGAAGAAGTGGAATACTAGAAAGTAGTTGCTGGCTTTGATTTAACTGATTCTCAGTATTCATAGTATTAGCCGTAGCTGCATCAGGCGAGTTAGCTAATCCTCTACTGGCTAATACATTATTCAAAGTATTTGTTTGTGCCTGCCCCGCCTGGTTGATATTTTGCAGGCCGCCCGCAGTATACTGATTAAGTAGATTTCCAGTATTGTTGGCCATTGTTTCGGCTTGGCCGCCAAACATATTGGCGAGTGATTGTTGAAGTGGAGACAAATTTGGGGTAGTTGATCCACTTTGATTACTATTAGACGCATTACTAAAACTACTATTTGTGTTAGTTTGTTTAGTAGATCCTCCTCCAAACAAACCTGCAAGTCCGCTTACAATAGGCAATATAAAAGATGCCATATTCTCAACACTCCTTAACTATCCATCCTCCAGCTTGAGCTGATCTATTTAGAGGTAACTCTATAACCATTTGAGGTATACGAATATGAGCATTAGAAGGGGCATAAGCATGTTCAATAACTAATTGAGGTGCCCGTATATTAGCAGTTGTAGGTTTATGAGAAGATTCAACTAAAGTCTGACTTATACGTCTATTGGGATTGGGTGCTAGTGTAGCATGTCCAGAAAATCCGGAGCCAGTACCCGAAGAAATACTAAGAGTGATAGTTCCTGTATTTGAATCTCCAAGATAATTTGGACTAATTGGGAATATACTTGTTATTTGTCCTGATGCTCCTATAGTAAATCCTAAGGTAGCATCTCCAGAACTTGGAGAAAGCGTGTTACCTCCTAAGTACCCACTTCCTGGATTATCTATTATTAAACTCCAGAGATTTCCTGGGTATACCAAAGAAGTACTATACCCACCTACATAAGTTTCTCCAACTCCACAGGGGCCACTTCCGTTAGGTTGTGACCAAGTTACTAAACTACCTGCAAAACTATTGGATTGAAAACTTGTATCAAGATAAAAATTACTAATTCCTTGAGTTCCTGAGCAGAGTTGGAATCCATCAACATATATAGAAAACTCAGCTGATAAGAAATTTACACTTCCTATATGAGTAGTAAATAACTTAATCCCTACTTGAAAGAAATACCATACATTTTGTTGCATGATAAATGGATAAGGATTAACTAATGATCCACTGTTGAATACGAGTACATTGGGACTGCCCGCAACATAGCAAGAAAGTGTATTATCGTTTTCTACCTTTAGTATAGCTGTGGCAGTTTGCTGGCCATTAATAAGAGTACCTACTGACTGGAAAATAGTTCCACTCTGTGAGAATCCCGTATTCTGCCAAGCAAACCAAGCGGTGAAATTAGATACTCCTGTAGTAAGAGCAGCATTAAGATTACCTACAAACTGAAGCCAGTTATGGGGAGAAAATGCACCATCATTAGAGTAAGGTTCTACAGTTGCAGAATTTCCACTAAAACCTGGGGGGAATCCTGGCCCTGGAGCGGTTCCAACTATAGAATCATAAAAATAAAGACTCATGTTTTAATATCTACACCAAAACTAGTAGCATTGAAATTACTCACAGTCCATGATCCACCACCTGGGGGAGATTCAAAACCTTGAAAATCATACCTATAGTCATCTCCAGGAGCTATATAAGGACTTGGAGATTGGTCTACTCCCCCCATAGTTTGTGCGAAAGTACGAGAACCTTCTGCATCTTTTCTATGAAATACACCGAAATGTACAAATGGAATAGGATCTGTTCCTGTTAATGGGCCGAAAAGAAAATCACATTTATCACCTGGATTATTATCAGTTATATAAATTGTGTCATCATTTATATCTGGATATTGTGGATTGCAAGCCCCAAAAAGTGTAGCAGCCCCAACAGGTGCCCACCCTACATCCGTAGTTGTAGAATAAGGGAAAATGGCTCCTAGTCCCACATCCCCATAAGGTGCAGAACCATTAGCAGAAATATAGAAGTCTCTCATCCATGCAACACCATTAACAATTCCTGCTCCAGTAAATTGATGGTAGTTAGCTGTGTTCTGACCATTAAGAGTTTGGGAAGTATTAAAAGCAGTATTACCAGAGTAAGACCCAGTTCCCATTACTACTCCATTTATCTTCAATTCCATTGTAACACTAATAGGAGTAGAACTGGAGCCGCCCGAAGTTTGCGAGAATACCTCGATATAATAACTTGTGAACCCTTTAAGTGTAATGGGAGGATTAAGAGAACCTGTATTAAAAAGAAGTGTAGCTGTTCCGTTCCCGGCCCGTAAACTTACAGTTGCATCATGTTCTACTGTTACTGACCCAAATGGTGTTAAGTTAGCTCCACCTATTTGATAAAGTTGTCCAGCGCCTCCAAATCCTTGAGAAGATGCAAAATACACTCTAAATCCAGTCCACCAGGTATTTTGATAGGTCATTGTCTTGCCAATGCCAGCACCTATGGCAAGTCCTGTCTTTCCACTTCCATCTGGTATTATACCAGTTTTAGTAGAAGCAATAACATTTTCAGTCCATTTAAGACCAATGTAGTCAATACCATTACCTGTCCAACGATAATGTTCAGTAGAATCTGCAAAAAGATCAAGTGCCATTAATTATCCAATAATATTACTATTCCTATAGAGACTAGACTTGCTCCGCCACCACTAACTATTAGGGGAATAACTGGCATAAGAGTACCAAGTTTTTGTGTAGGAACATTAAATGTACTACTAATAGCTGGAATAGTATCCCCGGGGTTAAGAGTTAAGTTGCTTGTCATTAGTTGATTTCCATTAATATTCACATTAATACTTAATGGTCCTGTAGTGGGTGGTACTGTTGCCCCTAACCAAACTTGTGTAGGTGTTCCAGTTCTTCCTATTCCAGCATAAAACGTAGGAGCGACCAGACTTCCAGGAACTACAGCACCTACAGATTCAAAAACTATAGTATAGTATTTCTTTGTGGCTGCTGGCTGAGTAGGTAAAGTTGGTATCTGACTTAATGTAGCATAGTCATTTGGGTTAACCCCAGGACTAGCATTGGTTATACTTAAACCATGAAAATCCCAATTAGATGTACTTAGTTTATCTTTCCAACTAAAAAGTTGGTTCAGTGCTTGTTGTACATCTGCGAGACTCTTTACGATGAACAAGTATGCTCACCTTGATTAAAGACACATTTTAGACAAGTGCCTTGAAAGATAGTTTCAGACGGAATAAACTTAGGTTGCCCATACATTCCATTACGTCGTAACTTCATAGAGTCCCAACGCATCTTATCATACTCAGTATTTTCTGGCCGCTCACCATTTCTTATTTGTTCTTCTTTTGTCTTTCTCATCTAATTGGCACCCACTGAGAGTCTGATTCCATCCCAGAAGTTTGTACTTTTACATGTGTGTCGTATCTATGAAAGGAATCAGTAGTAGGTCCGAGCACGAGACGAATGATGTCGGTATTGACACTTTTTGGAAGAAAGACTTCGTACACGTTGTCAAGCCCGGGAAATACGGGAATGGTCCCTGAATATAAAATAGGGGTTCCATAAGTTGGGTCACTTGGACTTAAATCTCCCAGAATTTCAAAAGGTAAACTTGTCGTAGTCCCATTCATTATGAGGCGGAGGCGGAAACCGAAAAGCTTTCCAATTTTGTCAAGTCTGATTGGTCCAAGTTGGTCGTACTTTTTAGGGACTGGAAGTACTTCAACATTTTCTGGCTGTCCATATTCGTAAAATTCAAAAGGTTGTCCTTGGACTTGGCTCTGGAAAGTACCTCCATAATCTGTTCCGAAGACATCGTTGCTAAAATAGTGGTAAAGAGTTCCCTTTCCGAAAATTTGCAATGTGGTTGTATTTGATTGTAATACACCATCCACAATTGGCGTAAAGGTGACAGGGTTTCCATAAGTGTCTATCACAATCGGAATAGTTCGTATTCTCTTTCTCGCGGCCACACCAAAGTTGGTATTGGGAGTTTTATAAAATTCAAGACGATCAGGGAGTTTCTCAACTGTCTGGGGAACTACAACGCCATAAAATTCAAATGGATTCCCTGGTAGTGATGCTAATGTTCCACCGATGTCGATCCCAATCGTATCAACTGTGAAAAAATACTCAACTGTCTGTTTTGAAGGTGTTGTAAATATTGCTGGAGTACCAAGATTTCCATCGACAATGGGGGTAAAGGAAATTGGACTTCCATTGGTGTTAATTTGAAATTTATAACTTGAGTGTCTTTTTCTATTTGGTACACCATAATCATTTGCTGGAATTACAAAATATTCAAGTCGATCTGGAAGTTGTTCTACCTGTTGTGGAGTAATGACACCATAAAATTCAAAAGGTGTGGCCGCGGCTAGGGTTCCCCCAATATCAATACCTATTACATCTTGGCCAATAGGGAAGAAATACTCAACAGTACGTTTGATCGGTGTATTGAATACAGCCGACGGATATGATACTCCATCCAAGATTGGAGTAAAGGTGACATTTGCACCTCTAGTAAGGATTTGAAATTTATAGGATGTATGTCTCTTCCTATTAGGCGTTCCATAGTTATTAGCAGGTATAACAAGAAACTCAACAGGAGTAGGAAGCTTTTCCGATACACATTCTTCAATATTGACAGTATAGAACTCAAAGACACCTCCAGAAAAAATACCCCCTATGTCAGTTCCAAGAGTTTCGGAAGTGAAATAGAAGATGTAAGTGAGTTTTGTTGAGGTGGAGAAGGCATAGCTAGACTGTGGTGCGTTGTCCACATAAGGAGTAAAGCTAATATTATTACCCAAAGTGTCAATAACAACAGCGTAGGCAGTAAATCTTTTTCGTGCAATTGATCCAAGATTCGTCGGTAGAACCCGTAAGTAATCAACTTGTTCAGGTCTGGGTTCGTACTCGATGGTAGTTTCATAAAGTTTAAACTTACTTACAAGTGCATGATCGACTATTTTAATAGAGTAACGAAAGCCAAGAGTTATGTTATTAAGAGGAAAATAATTAGTAGCCAGTCCATTATTACTCATGTTTCCAATTAATGTATAAGAATTAATAGGATCATCAGAGTCTTTGGACAAGTAAATATCAACTTGCTGGCCGCCACAATCAGAAATGACTTTGAGAGTAAATGTATCTTTACGATTTCTTGGTTGTCCATTGCAATCAAATACAGTTTGTAAAACAAAAGGTGTTTGACTTGTGGCTCCAGCTTTCTCTATTTCATAGACTCCTACAGATGGTTGTGAGTAACCAACAATAAGCCTATCTGTAGGAGTAGCACATATAGTAAGAGGATCATCCCTTGTATCTATAAGTCTCCAAGTTTGTAAGACTGTATCATAACATACAATCCTATGCACACCATCAGTACAAGGAATGACACAGTATAGCTTGGTCTTGGCCGCCGCAAGACTGTAATTTATTGAATCTTGAGTCTGTATAGCTACTCCAGGAACACCAAATCTGGTTGATCCCTGCCAAAGTAGTCTTATGCCTTGAGAAATAAGAGTAGATGTGCCTCCATTTGTGGCCCGAATTCCGTCGGCCGCAGGATAGAAAAGCACCCCATTTCCATTACATACATCAGCAGATAAAGATGGATATTTCTCCCCAATAGGAGTAATTACTACATCTAAAGTTCCATCTGGTAAAGCTTCCAGGGTTCCCGTAATAAGATAATGTTCTCGTGAAGTAGCAAGTACCAATTGGCTCGGGGCTATCTTTTTCAGCCATAGATTTTTCTCGGTTGCTCCCGCAAATGCTCTTACACTGTATCTCTGGTCAATAGCATCAGGATTAAGAGGATCAGAAAGATAGATAGTACTCTCACTAACATAAAGCATTCTCGTATAGTACATACCTTCCATACATACTATAGGATCAGAAACAATAAGATCTTGAATAGACTGAAGAAATTCATTAGCTACAATATCTTGTTCAAGGGCCACAATATCGCTTGTATTATCTTCTACTATAGCTCCAGGCGCTCCTTGGGCCACAAGATACCATTGATTGAGATTAGCTGGAACTTTATTTTGTGAAATAAATGTCTGATAAATTGGATCAGTTGAGCTAATCATTGATCTACGGAATAACCACACTTCATTTGCTTCTGTATCAGTGCAAATCAGTGTAGCCATTACAAATGAATTTTGTACAAGTATATTATTCGTAAAAGGACTCAATGCACTCTTAGCTTGATAGATACCATTGTCGTATACTGCAACTGTAGCATATTGATAAACACCGAGCAAGTTACCTTGTGGGCCACCCGTAACTGTTATCTGATCTATAACTGCCCAACTTTGCTGAATCCCAGTTAGTGTAAATTGTACAGCAGTTACATGGGTCCAATCAAGAAAGTGATTAGGTGCTTGAAATGGTCCAGGGTGACTTGAGCTAGTTCCTTGGCGTGACCAATTTTGTCTTTGATCTCCTATGATAGATTGTTGTGTAAGTCCAATGTTGAATTGCCCATCATTGATAAGAAAATCTTCCCAATAGTAGTTGAAAGGTTGGGTTGGATGATTATCAAGAATAAATTGGACTCGTATATCTGTAAACTGGCTAGAGTCATTTAATTGAGCTAGAAAATTTATTATATCAGTTAAGTAGTTATCAGTTACTCCACTTCCAAAAGCTGTAGTATCAAGAGGAGAAGCATATGTGTAAGTTACAGTTGCTCGTAAAGTTACAGGATCAAGAGTAAAAGAAGCCGCACTACTTCCGGGGGATGTAAAAGGAATAGGATTCGGTCCGGCCCCAGTGTTAGCAGCAATCCCCGGTACACCTTCTGAGATACTCCAAGTTCCACCAGTACTTAGATTAATGATAGCTGGTTGTTGGATTACTATTGTTGGCCCAGTTAATTGATCTTTTAATCCGAGATTTCTGAAAGTTCCAGACCCATCATCTTTAACAGCTTGTGAACCACAAACCACCAATACCGCTCCAAGCGCCGATCCAAATGCTGTAATAAACCCACCATCCGATAAAACTGTAACAGTGTCATTAAAGTTACCACTCATCGAGCGAACTACGAGTCGCCCAGCTTCATTAAGAGCAGCATAAACAGGATTATTGCCGCCAAGAACAGTAGAGTAAAGACTAT